AAGACCCTCGATGTAAGCATCAAGGAATATGCTGCAAAGACCGGGGAGCTATCGGAGACCATCTACGGCAATCTCTTCGGATCTGCCCGTGCTCTCCGCATCCTGACCTCCCTCACCGGGGAGCAGGCAGAGAAGTTCACCCAGAACATTCAGGTGATGACCGATTCTGCCGGCACTATTGACGGAGCCTTCGAGGAGATGACCAAGACAGGGGAGGCACATGCCCAGATGCTCAAGAATCAGCTTGCAGCATTCTCCGACTTTGCTGCCAAGATTGCTGGTGGAGCTGCTCCCTATGTTTCCCTCGCAGCCAACATGACGATGGTGGTGGCCAACGGTGCCACGATGGTCAAGTCCTTCAAGGCTGCGGGCACTGCGGTGGTGTCTTTCAACAAGAAGCTGATGCTCTCTGTGGCCGACCATGTGGCCAATGCTGCTGCCACCGGCCATGATACGGCGATGCTCCGTCTCTACCGCACCACGACCAATAGTGCGACAAGGGCCACAATCGCCCTCAGAATGGCGATGCAGGCTCTCTTGGTAGCTACGGGTGTCGGCATTGCAATCGTGGCTCTGACGACCATAATTTCGGCCCTCGCAGGCAAGTCCGAGGATGCTTCCGAATCCGTGGAGGGTCTGGACGATGCTACGGATGCCTACAAGGAGGCAGCAGCCCAAGCGAAGGTCAGCATGGACAAGGAGATCCGGAGCCTCAAGGAGCTCATGGATTCCAATCAGGACACCACGGTGGCGGTGGCCAAACTCAATGAGCAGTATGGGGAGATCTTCGGCACCCACAAGACTGCTGCCGATTGGTATGACACCCTCACCCAAAAGTCGCAGATCTATGTGAAGCAGCTCGGCTATGAGGCCCAGGCCCGCAAGCTCGCCGAGACCATCGCGGAGAAGGAGATTCAGAAGCAGATGAATGCGGAGGCCATGGCTGACATGAGGTCCAAGGGTGAGGACAAGACTATGTCCTACGGGGCTGTTGGTGGTGGCAATTCCGGATATGTTCAGACGGTGGCTCTTGGTGAGGTGGAAACCTCCGGCTACAAGGAATTGAGGGAGGCCAATGAGAAACTCGATGCGGAGCTCTCGGAACTCTACGGGAAGGTTGACATCGCCAACAACAAGATCCAGGAATTCTCCAAGCAGCTCAAGACATCCGGAGACTCCATGGCTCCTGTCGTGACGAAGCTCAATGTCACCGGCATGACTTACAACGAGATTTCCGATGCCATTGACCGGAATGAGAAAGCACTAAAGGCCCTGAAGCCCACCCAGGAGACAGAGCGGAAGCAGCTCGTGGCCCAGAATGCGGAGCTCAACGCCCGGAAGAAATATCTGGACAAGATCTATGGCCTTGAGAAGTCCACCGGCAAGAAGAAGGTGGCTGTGGCCGACCCCAAGACCTATGAGGAGCTGTCCAACAACATCGAGATATACAAGAAGAAACTGACCGGGGAGAGCACCGAGGAGCAAAGGCAGATCCGGGAGAAGATTGCTGGATGGGAGGCCACGAAGGAGGCCATCGGCCTTGTGCTCAAAGAGGCTGAAAGACCTCTCTCCCTCAAGTCCCTGGAAGACATCGACAAGGAGCTCAACTATCAGAGGGCCCGCCGTCAGGTGGTCACTGCTGAGAACATCGCAGGTGTCGATGCCGAGATCAAGAAGCTTGAGGATCTGAAGGCTGCGATGGAACTGAAGGCCCATGTGCCGGTGCCCATCGAAAGCATCACTACCTACAAGCAGCTCAACACGGAGCTTGCCTACTACAACTCCCTGATGGAGACGGCCACCGATACGGAGCGGACTTCCATCCAAGCCCAGATCAATGCCCTGACCGAACTCAAGAAGAAGTGGGACAATGTCCTTGCCGAGCTCAAGAAGCCCGGTGAGATTTCCACCCTCAACACCATCGAGGATCTGGACGAGGCTGTCACCTACTATCAGGCATTGCAGAAGCGGGCCTCCGGTGAGGAGATATACAACATCCAGAAGGTCATTGCTGCCCTTGAGAAGAAGCGGGATGCCATGACCCGTGGCTCCCGGATCACCGGCATGCAGACGGAGGTCTCCGACATCTCCGGCATGTCCGGGAAGCAGATGAGGGTGGAGGTCAAGGCCATCGGCTTTGAAGGTCTGAAGTCCCGCATCAAGGAGCTTCAGGCGATGCTCAATGACTTCGACCATCCGGTCACTGCCAATCAGCGCAAGGACATCGAGGCTCTCATCGGGGTCTATTCGAAGTGGCAGAGGCAGATGGCCAACTCCTTCGACACCGTCAAGGACGGATGGGGGGCCATCAAGAACATGAACAGCACCGTCCTTTCCCTGACGGAGACTCTCCAGGGGGACGGCTCTGCATGGGAGAAGCTCTCCGCCGTGGTGGATGGATTCATCACCCTGTACGAATCTCTTCGGGCCATCATCGGCATCATTGAGATGTTCACCACTGCGACCCAGGCTCACACGGCAGCGAAGGCTGCGGAGTCTGCTGCGGTCACTGCGGAAGCGCAGGCTGAGGTGGCTGCGGGTGCCCAGAAGATTGCATCCAACACTGCGGTCACGGCATCCCAATTCGGCCTCGCTACGGCTAACACCGCAGCAGCAGGATCCGGCGCAGCTTCCGCTATGGCGAGCATTCCCTATGTCGGACCAATCCTCGCCATCGCAGCTCTCGCATCCGTGATTGCAGCTATCATGTCCATCCCGAAGTTTGCCTCCGGCGGTATTGCCTACGGGCCGACTCTCGGTCTCTTCGGTGAGTATGCCGGAGCATCCAACAATCCTGAGGTGGTGGCACCACTTGACAAATTGCAGGGTATTATAGGGAGCGATGACTCGCCCAAGGTGGTCCGATTCAAAATAAAGGGCCGTTACTTGGAGGGCATCCTCGAAGATGAACAAAACAGGACAAGACGATGAGCATGACTGTCAGATACGCCGGTGACTTCCTTTCCAGGAAAGGGGTCCATTGGCGGTGTGAGATCCTCCAGGAGTCCGATGTGGTCCTTCCTGTCGGGGAGCTCACATTCCCTGCGGACGAGCCCCTTCTCATCGAGTATGAGGAGACATCCTTGGAGGTGCCCATCTGCCCCTCCAAGGCCACTCTGACGATTGAGTCTCCTGGGGACAGGACCTATGCAGACCTCTACACCATCAAGCCCGGACAGATCCGGCTCGATGTCTACAGGTATGTCAAGAGCGGGAACACGGAGCAGAAGAATCTCTATTGGTCAGGATGCCTGGACCCCGAATTCTATGAGGAGCCCTATGACCGTGGGGCCAACTACGATGTGCAGCTTACCTTCTCGGACTTCGGCATCCTGAAGCGCATCCCTTACGACCTCTCCGGACAGAATTCCCTCCTGTGGATCCTGTCATCCGCTCTGCAAAGGAGCAACATCGCAAGCCAAGGCATCGGGCAGAATTACATCTCCTCGGTGGTCAACAATACCACCTCCATCCTCGGTCAGATCCAGGTGGCCTCAGAGAACTTCTTTGACGAGGATGGCGTGGCATTCGACTACTACAAGGTGCTCGAAGGAATCTTGCAGCCTCTTGCCCTCCGCATGGTCCAGGTCTACGGTGGTGTCGAGGTCTATGACCTCAACGGTGTCCGAAACAAAACCACCCGCCGGAAGATTGAGTGGGATGGCGTGGGTCAGCAGATGAGTGTGGGCTCCGTGTACAACAACATCAAGATCACCTTCTCCCCCTACAGCTCCGCAGAGCTGCTATCCGGAGAGCTGACCTACGAGGATGTATTCGGCCCGGAGTGGACCAATCTCACGGACACCGGCTACACTTATACCAAGTACAACGGTGGCACACCCCCTGCCGGCATGACGGTGCCGGAGTGCTACTCGTTTTATATTGACTACGATGAGTCTCACCGGCAGAATAATCAGTGGGACTACAATCTCATATCCTTCACCATATTTTTGGCCTCGGCCTATGCCAACCCGCCGAAGTGCAAGGGATTGGTTGCAATCGGGAATAGCAATCGCTACTTCAAGATCTTCCCGAATCTGGGGGGCCAAGAGACTGAGGGAGTCATGTCCGGCTTCTCCTGCGGGCATCTTGGATGGGACAGGCAGACTCCGACCCAGAAGGGCATGAGCCCTCTTGTCCACAATCAGAGCTTGTGCATGAGGACCAATAAGGCATATCTGCCGGCCCTCAGCGCGAGCGATGCTGCCAACAACTACATCCGCATCCGGCAGGAGATTCTTGTGGATCCTCGCTACAATCCCTTTGAGGAAGCAAGCGAAGGCAACGAGCAGGGCAACTATGACACCTTCAAGAGCTACGCCTCTCACGCCTTTGTGCCGGTGGCCATCACCCTGTACAATCAGAATGGCACGGCCCTCTACCACTACACCAACAAGACTCTCACCCAGAAGGGCCATCCGGATGACTCCGTCAGGAACACCCTCGGCTCCTGGGCTTCCGGCGCAGCTTCCTTTGGGGATGCTTGGCTTGCCTACTACAATGCGGATGACCTCCTGATGGACACCGGCCTCGGTGGATGGTCTCCCAATCATCACAACTTCGGGAAGCCATGGACAACCGGCAAGAAGGAGAAGAAGAGGGTGTGGCATTATGAGGACAGTGGAGGCACCACCCGTGACTTCTATCAGTTCGACTCCATGAAGAAGATTCCGGATGGCCAATACATCCCTTATCCTCCTACCGGGGGCTACTTGGAGATTGTGGTCTACAATGGAGTGTACATTTTGGATGACACGGAGCGATTCACCATCGACTACGCCAATACTCTCTACGCCGACAAATACCGCAAGCTCCGGTGGGTGCTCTACAAGGCTCCGGAGGTCTCCGTGGTCAAGCGCACCCTTACTTTCGACAAGGCAGAGGTGGATGACATCGAGTATTCCGGAGTGATCAATGTGAATGCCAAGGAAGACCTTGAGATTGATACCATCTGCGGGACCACACCGGATGTCTGTCCAACGGCCAAAGGATCCTATCTGAAGACCTCAGACGGACTTCAGCTCAAGCAAATCACAAGGGCAGGCAAGACTGACTGCCCTGAGCATCTTCTCATCGGCACTCTTTACTCACAGTTCTCTGACCGCAGGACTTCCCTTTCCGGAGAGGTGTCCATGGATGTCGGGCTGCTTGCTACCTACTACGATGAGGCCCAGGAAGAGGGAGTGATTTTCCTCAAAGTCGGGGAAGAACAGAATCCAATTGAAGACATGACGGAGGCCACATTCTTGGAAATCCGTCCTGACGAATACACAGGAGTATAGCATGGCAGACAAGACATACATAAAAGGCACGGTCCACCGGACAGCCCGGCCCCGCTCGGAGAGACTTCGCAGGCTTGGCCAAGCTGCTCCCGGCTTGACAAGCACCGTGGTGGTGAACAACACCGGCGGAGGAAGTGGCAGTGGCACGGGTGACGGACACATCCACAACAATCTTCTTGCCCTCAATCAAATCAGCACCGACTCGGAAGGCTATCTCTACCTCAACATTCCCATCGAGGATGAGGAGAGCGGGGAGGTGGTGTATGTTGATGTGAAGGTCCGCTCCGGCCATGCTGACTTGGCCTATGACCTGGACCCGGATTCGCCGGTCAACAATCGCTTCCTGTCGAAGCTCGTGGATGACATCGCAGCCGGTCACATCACCTTCGAGCAGGGTCTCACGGCTCTTGCCAAAGCCTACTTCAATGCAGGGATGGAGGCCCAGGGTCTCGCCCTCCTGAGAGGTGGGGTGCAGGTCGGCAACTACATCCAGGGTCTTTGGTCCGGGACGGGAGCTGCCATTGATGCCAACGGCAATGCCGAGGTCGAATCCCTCAAAGTCCGCTCCTTCCTGGAAGTGATGGAGCTCATCATCAATCGGCTCTCCGCCATTGAGGGAGACCAACTGCTCACCGAGGCCGACACCATCGAGAGTGTTGAGGACCTGGGTGACGGCACATACAGGCTCCACCTTCAAACCAAGTGGGACGGCTACTTCACGGCCCAGGCTGTGGGCAATGTCCTGAAGGGCATCCTCAACACCTTGACTGATGGCCACGGTGAGACTTCCTATGGCTCTGGCCAATATTACACGGCATGGATGCGTGTCCTTTCCGTGAACACGGCCAACAATACCATCGAGGTCATTCCTTATCCGGATGAGCAGGTGCCCTCCGGGAAGAACTATCTGCCCGCAGCCATGATGAAGGTGGCCCGGTGGGGCAATGCCACCGATACCACCCGGCAGTCCTGCCTTTACCTTTCCACCACGGAGGGCCGGATTGTCAAGCTCGCTCATGTCACCAAGCCAATCATTGACCAAAGCAACTACGGCTTTGTCATCGGCGAGATGCCTGACTTCATCAAGAACTCCGGCCTTCCCATACAGGAGGGTGCGGACTACGCCTACTTCAAGGGAGTGGTCGTGCAGGATCTTCTCCGCATGGACTATCAGGGAAACCCCATCGTCACCTATGTTGACCGGGGCACCTGGACGGCCAATCCCACCGAGCCCTATCACTGTGCCCATCTGAACTCCGTCACCGGTGTCTACGAGACCTCGGATGTATGGTACCTTGGATGCAAATGGCGGTGTTTAATAGAAGGGGCTACCGGTACGCCAAGATGGAACTCAACGCAGTGGGCAATGGTGGAGGGCAATCCGGACTTCACCATCGACATTGAATCGAGCCGGGGAGACTCCTTCGATTTTGACAGCTTCGGCAC